AAAATGTCCTTCCCCGCATCGGGAAGGTCTATGTCATCGAAGAACCAATGATCCATCCAGGCGGCTGCTATGGCTTGACGCCTGATCTCGTCGCTGAGGTCGATGGTATTGTTACCATGTGCGACTGGAAAAGCAATCAAGCTGAACACTTTGCCGAGCGTTACCAACGACTGTCCGACTACGCCCCCGATGATGAAATCTTGCGTGGCATTTGCGAGCACCTTGCCAAGGTGGACGCAGAAGTGTATGGCAAGGTGCGAGAGGTAACTGCTCGCGTGCGTGATGGCTGGCAGATGCAACAAGGCTCCTACTGCTTTGGCGTGGAGGCAGTTCACGGGTTGCGCGTAGAGCGTGGCATCAATTTTATGTTATCAGTCGATGGCGTCAAGGAGCACCACTGGAACCGGCCTGATCTCGACCAAGGCTGGCTGCAGTTTGCCGGCGGGTTGTTGTTACACCACCAGCGATCGGTCCTGACTGGTGGCCATGCCGTGTTTCAAGCTGCGCTTAATGCGTTGGCTCCCATGATGCGCCACTGAGGTTGCGTGGTATGATTCTGGGGTATTGCATTCATCCCAATGCCCACCAAAACCAAAGCCGCTCCCGTTGCTGAGAAGCCCATCGCAGATCCGGCTCTTGAAGAGGAGCTGGAAGACAACATGGCCGACAAAGAGGATTCTGCCATTGACGAGCTTGCTCCTGACGGCTGGGGAGACGGCGACGACGGCGGCACTGAGCCCGATGGCCAGTTTCATCACGAAAGCGCCGAGACTTCCGAAGCCCAAGAACCTGAAGCCGTTACTCGGCTTGTTGGCGCCGAGCTGCTTGTTTTCTACAACGAAAAAACTGCGGCCGGTCGCATTTATTCTGACATTGCCTTTGATGCCGGCTATCGGACCACTACCAAGACTGGCCAAGAGCGAGTGATGAAGAGTCAGTTCGCCAACGCGCTTTTGCAGGCGCAAGGCATTGACACTGGCACCAGTCCTGCTGGCCATGGCGGTTCCCATGCTGGGGAAACCAGGGCTCGGGTTACCGGCCAGGGCCAACTGCTGGTGTCGCAACTGGCTGCCCGCAAGATCGGGGCGCAAGCGGGTGAGGTGTTCGAGGTCTCCTACCCCAGCGACCGCACCATCCTCCTGACGCCTACCGGCATCGTGGAGCCCGTGCGCCCCCGCAAGGGTGAGTCCATCGAGCAGCCTGGCACGCCTCTCCTGGACGACGCTCAGGCGGCCTGAGTTGGCACTGGTAGAGGCGTCTGATCAAGATGCTTCCACCAGCACAGAAACCCGCAGCGCGTGTAGCAATGCACGCGCTGCATTGCTATGTTTTCCGGTACGTCTTCATGCTGTGCGCTGCCATTCCACCATGAAACGCGGACCATGTTAGCTGACAAGGAAACGATGTACCCACATTCCTGTTCTAGCTGTATCGACAGCGCCAGAATCGTAGATGCGCTTAGCGTCAACGTTGCCGGCGCCAGCAACGCAAGCGGCATAAATCAGTCGATCAGTGTAGAAGCCGTCAAAAAACTTGCTTGTTAAATCGTAGCGCCAAGTGGCAGCGTTAAACTCCGACCACGGATCTTTAACATTTAGGTCATGGCGATTACTGTTAGCTCTGGCTTTTAAGCCATCAAGGCAGATAACGTGGCCGCTTCCGGTAAACCAGCCGTGGGTGATCAGGAACTCGCCAGCTTTCAGCCAGTCATAAACTTGCGCTAGGCTTGCATTATTTTCGTATTTATACGGTCTTCCGTAAGGAAGAATAACGCGACCCATTACAGCAGGATCGCCCGCTACTCCCTGCGCCAACAGGTTGCGCCTGATTTTTTGCACGTTGGCGTCACCTACCGCCATGCCAATGCAAGCGGCTTGGCATGTAGACGCATCGGGCTGGCTAAGATTTAATGCCTTAACCTTTGTCACCCATTCAGTACGCTCAACTGGCGCAAGTGGTGGTTGCTTGACAGGTACGGCATTGTCCCAAATGCTACCTAGCCCCCCATCAGTGCTGAGACTGCCGGCAGGTAGAGCACGCTCTACGGCATTCCAGAATGCAACATGATGCGGAAGGTCAAAATTAGTGTGCTCAACAAAAGATTGCAGTGTTCGTGTCATGGCTGGTTGTCATTGCGGAGATCAGGGTTAAGCGTCCAAAAGCCTTCTTCGTACTTTTCGGCCTTTTCTTTTTCCTTGCCGGCGGTGCCGACAATATAGCCTAGCACCACGCCAGCGCTTAGCGGGCCGCCGGCTCCCATACCTGCGATAGTTAAGCCCTTGTCCCAGCACTGATCAATGTCGCCGCCGGCAGCGCGGCAGTCCCTGATGTACCTATGCCCTGAAACTGCAAGCGTAATCAATACTATTGCGGCACCAGCAAGCCCAATGATTGTTTTTACGTCAAGCTGCATTGACGTTTTGCCTGTTGGAATCTTGGAATCGGAACTGGCTTGCGTCATGGCCGGCAGTGAGGCTGAGCTTACTGTACTGGAGGCTGGAGCGAATACATGCCTGAAAGGTTCGCTGCATCGAGCAGCGCTTGAAGCTCCGCCAGGTCTGCTGCGTCTACCTGCGTCTCCACGGCAGCCATGAATAACCAAATGGCAGACTGCAGGCTATTCGGTGGCTGATTCGGTGATGGCGACGGAACCAGACCGGCCTGAGCGTCCTTAATTGCAAATCCCATGATTGTAGTCGCATCGCCCGGTATTGAGCTGGCGCCTGATAGTATAAGCGGCACAAGTTTTGTTTGATAAAAATTGCTATTCAGAATTCCCTGATAAAACAGAAACGGATTAGGCATTGCGTTAAACGCCGCCAAGATAGGTGGCGGGATTGCCAGCGGATACAAGTTGGCCAGGTTGTTGGCGTCCAGCATGGACTGAATAATTGCCAGCTCGTCGTTTGATGGCTGCAGCCAGTAAAGTAAACGCCACATCGTCAGACGGATGGCGCTAGGATTTGGGTTTCCCGCTTTGGCGTCAGCGAATGCTGCGATAAACTCTGTTGAGGCAGCAAGTAGCGGCTGGAATAATGAAGCCTTTGCGCTGATTGTCGAATAAATTGGATGAGCAATTAAATCATTGTAAAAACCGACATATTTTGGAATGGGCGGGTCAGGTGGGTGATACAGAATTATGGCCGCCTCAACTTCCTCGGCTGATGCAGTGCCGTCCAGCACGATGGGGGGCCGGTTACCGATCGCGTCGGTGATCGTGATAGTACCCGCAGCGGAGTTATACTCTATAGTCATTAGACAAGAGTCCCAAACTTAAGGAATCCTACTGGCACTCTGCTAAGCCCCATCGCAGTGGCAAAAGTTGAACTGGTTAAATCTGGCCATGTTCCAAATGTTTGAGCTATGGTATAGTGGAAACACATACTAGTGCCGCTGACGCCACTCATACTGCTGGGCCCACATATAGTCCAAGGATAGGTATTGGTTGCAGCCAGCGCCAGAAACGTAACTGAAGTTCCAGTGCTTACGTTGACGGCCCAAAAATAGGGAGTATTAGCAACCAGGTTAAAAGGTGTCGCCAAAGCGTCAAACACGTTCGCATTCGCGGCGGCACTTAACGAGGCGGTTGTACCTATTGGTATTCCAGTCGGATCTCCATTGGCATCCATGCCATAAATGGCCATTTGAAACACTGCCCCCGCCAGGCCCGTTAGAACCCGTGCGTGCATTTCGTCAACGCGCCCGGACCTTTTAAGATCAAACGGAATCAGCGCGATTGTGTTTGCGCTGATTGCAGCACCATTAGCGGTTGCTCCCAGGAATGGCGTGATAAGTTTGCTGGTTGAGTAAACCGTGCTGGCGCCCCCGCCGGCTGGGGCCTGCCATAAAAGTGAGCCATCAGGTTGCCGCGTGGGGGTTTGCCCTGTTGCGCCAGGGGAGCCGTCAATTAGCAGGCCCCCGCGCAGATCAACAGATGTGAGAAATTCTCGTGCCATCAGCCGATTACTACAACGCGATAAGCATTCGTTGCCGGAGCGGTTGCGAATACTACTGCCACCGCATTGATAGAGGGCCGTCGTTTGTCGGGCTCTACGTCGTCGTAGTCTCCACTATTCGGGTAAACTGTAATGCTTACGGCTCTGGTCCCAAGGTTGTGTGAACAAGTAAAGCTAAGGGTGCTACCGTCGCCAACGTCAAACTCTTTCTTCCTGAGTAGTAGCGCGGAATTTTTCAGCTTTAGCGGAGTGATGAAGCGAGCGTCATCGGTTCCCGCATCGGCTTCGGCCTGTGTTGCAACTTCGGCAACGCCGGCAGTTGTTTCACTGGCTGATGGCGCTGAAGTGCCGAACGGTATCCAGGTAATTGCAGTAACGTCAATGGTGCCGTTTACCGCTGTCTGCCTCCAGGTTGTTTGCGCGTTTACAGCGCCTTCATCAATACTGACAACCGCCGATTCCAGCTTATCAAAGGTGCTGGCATCAAGCGCCCGAGTCATTGGGGTAGACGCACCATTCCAAACGTAAATGCCGTTTTCGGCAGGAAGCGTTTGATCTCCCAGCAACGCTCTATCTTGGGACGCAAAGGTTACGCCATTCATGGACGCTCCTGGAGCCGCTATATTTACGTTCCCGGTGCTTTTGACGCGAACATTGTCTTTTGGCGCAAGGCCTTCAATAGCGGAATCAACGTAGCCTTTGTTTGCGGCATCACCGGCCGCAGTTGGGCTCGGAAGGTTGATAACCTTGCTAACGCCTTGAAAGTCTGCGTTAGCAAAAAACTTGCGGGCCATGGTGCTTCTCGGTGGAGTTGGGTTAGATCAATCGGGCTAAACCCGCAGTGGCTGGGCTTAGTGTGACAACGGTTTGATTGACAGTTGGGTGTGCAATCTCGCCGTCGATCTCCTGACTGCCGGAATCCAGCAGCTCAACACTAGGACGATAACCTAGGCCATGGTTGATCGTCCAGGTCGTGGCCGGCGTGGACTGCTGGTAGACGTAGGCGCCAACACCGCCCCCGCCGCCGCCGCCAAAGTTTGCAATATCTTGAACGGTTGCATCTACGGTCGTCATTATGACCGCAGTACCAGTGCCTGCGCCTACGCCAGTTGCCGTAAAGATCAGGCCAAGTTCATTAGCATCGGCGCCAATTAACGTAAAGTCCGTAGTCCCTAGTGTAGCGATCCTGTAGGGTTGGCCAAAGGTAAACAAGCCAGCCGATACGGTCGCACCGGCTTGATCCATCGGGATTCGCTCAGTGCCGCTAAGAGGCAGCGTTGCATTTGGGCGGCCTGAGATCGTGGTAGATTGCGTCATCGTGCCCTTTCGCTGTAATGCCCTTCCGGCGGGACGTAATCATTGCGCTCTCCTTGTTGGTACGCCAGGATTATTGCAAAAAGAGCCAAGAGGGTCGCAATGATCCATTTCGCCGTATCAACGGCACCGCTCGCTTGTGACTGCTTGACTAGCACGCTATTGTCAACCGCGCTTGTCCTTTCGGCGATTTTCTTTATTTCCTCCGTCAAGGTAGTAACCGACCTATCCATTCTGTTGACGTGCTCTTTCAGTTCCTCCCTGTCTTGTCTCCGTATTTCCTGATTTGCTGTATGCTCAGTCTTTACCACGCCGGCAAGCTGATCAACGGTCACTTCAAGTCGGACCAAGCCACTTTCCAGCTTGCCGATTCGCTCCTCCTGTCCGCCGAACACTGGTAAGCCTGGCCGTGCTCGTATAGCATAGGGCTGGCCGGCGGCGACCTTCAAGGAATCAGGCCCGCTGCAGGGCCAGTGCGCCGTCACCACTCCAGAACGCTTTGGCGATGATTGGCTGCTCTGGATCGGTGCAGTCCAGGCTCACATCACCGATGACGATTGTTCCCGCTAATTGGATGATGCCGCCAACGGTTGTCTGAAAAATGTCATAGTCAGGAGTCAGCTTGTGCGACTGCAGGATGAGTCGAAGGTCTGCTTTTAAGTCGTCGTCTGTTTTGGTAAACGCAAAATCAAGCATTTGCCATGCGCTTTGCGCGGTGCTTGTATCATCAGAAAACTGCAACTTGAAGCTAAAGCTGCCGCTCCAGCCAGCTAGGCCGCCGGTATTTTTCTCGAAATCATCGGCTTGCGTTGTACGGCTTAACATATTGCGCTTCATGCTTGCGTCCCATGAGAATATATTGGCGACATACTTTAAGCCGCCGCCAAGATCAAGTTGCGCTGCTCCGTGGGAGCCGACGAGGACGGACATAGCTGGATTGCTTTAGCGAAAAACGAAAGGCTGTTTGCCTGAACCGTAGCACAAGCACTGGCGCGGAGACGTTACGTTATTGAAGACAGCGCCATGTTTACAGTAAGGAAACCTTTTTGAGGCGCCGTGTTTATAGTTGGCGCATAGTACGACTCGCTGTCAAGGTCAATAAGCATATCCGGCACGGCGCCTTGCTGTGTGGCTGCTGTTTCGTTTAACCTAAACCCTTGGAGAAAGATGTTCACATCTTCTCTTGGATATTCAACTGGAGAACGTTCATCCCAAGTGGCGGCTATGACGTAATCAACGTTTGCGTCAAGTTCCGGGCCGCCAGTAATGTCGAACCAGCAATAATAGGGTGTCACGGTTGGAGTGCTATCTACGACACAAGTAGATGACGCCAGGAAATCTTGCTGCCATATAAGCGTGGGTGCTCCGTAGTTTGGAGCACCCACGTTCGACCAGTCCCATATCCCTACCGAATGATCCATAGTGGAAGGCTGGTTGACGCCAGACTGCACCGGCTTGTAGATTCCTATGCGCGTGAGCCGTCGCGCAAAGTCCGTGGCAAAGTGATAGCCTATAACATAGGGGCCATCGTTTACCCGCAGCTCACTTTGCTCTGGAACCGGGGCTTCATTAAGGCCAAATACTGGCGGGTCAGATTGTATTGGATTTTCAAGTGCCGGGGCCGACTGAAATGTTAATTCGTGAATCAAGTCAATCGTAACAGTGAAGCGACCGTTCTTTACCGATAGCATGACCGGCTCCCTTTCGATCGCCCACGCTACATCTATGAGTCTTTTCCTGAAATTTGCGTCGTCCACGCCTCCTGCCACCTCCGCCGGCAGTTGACCAAGCGGCCATATTCCGCAGCCAGTTGCTTTCCATGGCAACAAAAGCGCAAGCGCTTCATCGCCTGTCATGTTTTCGTAGCTTAATTTCCACCTGGATTCGCTAGGCAACGAACCAAGAATATCTGGATACGACGTAGAGCGGAAGCTGGCAGTTATGACAGGATAACCAGGCAGCGTCAGCTCCCAGTTAGTCGGAGTGTAAGCCGGCAGTGTAAATGTCATATCGTGTAAACGGCTGCCGCTCTTAGCTTGATTGGTATTCTAACGCTGCAGCGCCTTGCCTTGACAGCCCCAACCCGTGGTGGCCCCGCAAAGTGCCAGCTTGAGCCAGGAAACGGCAGCGTGAGCAAGGTCTTCAGCTCTCCGCTGGTGCCGGCCAGGATCTCTTCGGTCAGCGGTATCGAGGGCGCCTGAGACAGCGAGCCGTAGATCCCGTAGCTGTCGTCCCATACTGCGCAAAGCTGTTCAGCTTGCGCGTAGGTGATATTCTCCCATGCAAGATCCATCTTGTCGCCCGATGGTTTATTGCAAAGCCCCCAGCGAACTGTGCGCCCATTGCGCATCTTCATGCGCTTTTGCGGCCACTGGCCCATCGTAAACGTTCTTGCCGTTGGCACGATACCTGGCAATGCGTTAATAATGTTCATAGCTCAATCACCCAATTTGCGTCAGTTTCGTACGTCGTCCAGTTTACCCCAAGCAGGCTAAAACCGTTTGCGTTGGTGGGATGATGGAACGCATCAATAGTGATAACCCCTTCGCCGTCAATGTTCACTTTTTTTATTTCATACACACGCGGCTTGAGCGAGCTGTCTCTTATAGCAAAGAAGCGATTTGCGGGAGAAGCCTTGCCGTTAAGCACGGTGATTTGCTGCTCCTGGGGATCGCCTTCCATGTCCCAGGTTATCGCGTTATAGGTTGCGTTGCCTGCTGGCATTAGCCATGGTCGTGTTGAGACAATAGTTCCGTCGTCTTGTATAAATCCCTGGAACGTATTGCTATAGTTGACAACATCAAAGTCCATGATGAAAAAACTGCCAGAACGGAGCTGTGCCGCTAGTACGTCTGGCGTTGTCTTAAAGCTAATCTGGTGATCGTGGATTGTCACGAATCGGATGTAATAGCAGGCTGCGTCAATCGCTTGCCTGTAATTCGTGCACCACTTTGAAAGGTCAAGGGTCTTCACTGGCGCATTAACGCTAGTGCTTGCCATCCGTACCATTGCCACGCGCTCACGGGCGAACAATGGAGCTTCCGCGCCGGTTGATTCTTCGCGCCATTTAACCTGCACGATAAACGGCTGTCTCGTCATGTAGTCAATACTGTTCAGCCTGAAGGAGCCTTCTTCGATATTGCCATTGTTAAACTGAGCCTTAATATCAAGTGGCGCGTCAAACTCAATCGCTTTTTTGAGGTAGTAAACACCGCCAAGGCGTACCACTTTAAGCAAGTGAGCTAGTGCAGTTTCTGATGCCCAGTCCAGAATACTTAGCGGCTCATCCTCTACTGCGTCATAAAAGTATTCTCTGTCTTGGCACCATTGCGCTGCTTCCTGAAAGCTGGGCCTGTCAATCTGCGCCAGTTGCGTGGGAGGTGATGCGCCAAGTCTGGGGTTTGTCATTATTTCGCGGAACCAGTCAGGCCAGAGGTGGCTTGGCCCTGTCGTATCGTTGACAAGCAATCTGCTCATTTCATAGCCGTTATTGCAAAAGCCGCTGAAGGATGCAAGGCTGCTGATTTCCAGCGAAGCCATTATATTCAGTCCTACCGGGCAAAGCGATTCGTAGGAAGGAATAGCATCAAGGTCATCGTAGTAATTGACTTGCGCGATTTCATGCTCTGGCGCATTGCCGACTGATGATTGCACATTGTCATACGGGAATGCTTCTGCGAATCTCGCGTAGCCGTCAAACATAGAATCAAAATCCCAATCGGACCAGCCGTGGCCAATGTTTTGCGATGGCTCAAGTTGCGCTATCTTGCGATGGCTTTCTTCCGTTGGGTTGATAACGTACCCAGTCGTGGTAACAGAAATATCGCCCGATACACTGACCACTTCGCCGCCGCTATTCGTGTCAAGCACTACAATCCTATTAAGAGCGTTTTTGCGAATCTCCCAGCTTGGCATGGGCACTAACCTGCGCTCCCATCTTTTGTAAGCCGGAAAGTTGGTACGCACATAGTTGTAGACCTCTTCCCCTGTTACGCCGGCAACGGCAAACACTTCAGGGAATTGCGTCCAACTGGCTCCGCGATTGTCGCTGTACTCCAGCACAAATGCACTGTACCTAAGCGTTTTGCATGTAACCTCGCTGCCGCTGCTGGTGTAGATCGAAACGGACAGCACCCCGCCAGCGGTATTGCCGGTTTGGTTGAGGCCGGCCTTTGCGTTAATGGTTTGCACGGTAGGCGATTCCCTGAAGCCCGTCATTCCGTTTACGGTTATACCAACCCTAGACTTGATCAGTATTTCGCTTACCTTAAATGCCCTGACGGCACCAACCGATGCTACCGCCATGCGAAAGACTTGTGACGCCATCGAGCATGTCTTATATCGTTCTTCAGTACCATTGAGCATATCTGATATGTCGTCTTCGGGATCGTGTTCAACAGGCAAGATTATGTTTCCTGTTTGAGTTGCAAGCGCTGGCGGGTTCAAAAAGCCTGGCCCGACAAAAGTCGCGCTGCCAGCCCTTACGACCCTGAACACATACGACACAGTATTGCCATTCCCCGCCGGCTCTTGCTCTGCATCGCTAATGAAGATCGTCTCATTGGGGTCAGTTGAGATCCTTTCCTCCAGGATGGCCCAGCAAGTTCCGATTCTATAAAGCTCATTGGGGATAAGTGCTGAGTCAGCAGCGTTCTGCAATGCTGCAACAGAAGACGCTATGCCGCTCATCGACTCCTCAAACGCAGCATTGTTATCGTTAATGCGTGAGTTTGATTGGTCTACCTTGATTACAGTGTCAGCGTTGGAGCTGCTGTGCAAAACATAAAGCAGATAATCACCGATACTAACGCTTTCCTCTGTGACTCCAAAATCAGAAGTGACCACATTTGCGCCATTGCGCTGACGCAAGCCGCAGCGTGTTGACCAAATAATCTTGCCCTTATGAAGCTCGACAAGCGCTGCTGCGTCATCATCGGTCCGCACCTTGTCACTGCTGCTGATTCTGGCTGTAATTGTAGGCTGGATTGTTACGGTAGGTCGGCGCATCATTGCATTGGGGCACCAGCCGTAAAGGCCAAATGCCCTGCTTGTCGATGGCGTTTCAGCCATACAGAAGGCTTGCTTGTACTGGTTCTGGCCAATGCTGACTGCAAAAACATCTTGCCCGCCATAGTTGGTGAAATTCCCAACGTCAGTGCTCGCCTGCCTGCCGGCAATCAAGTCAGCGCTAGCTATTCTGCCGCCAGTTGGCGAATAATAGATGCTGTATCTGGCTGAGTTGGTGATTGCGGCGCCAGTGTAAGTGTAGGCGCCAAGTGTATTATTGCCTAATGCCCAGCCGGCGGGATCCCAGGCATCCTCGCTCATATACGCAGAGCCGGCCAGGAATATGAGCCTCGCCATTTGCGAACCTTTCCATGCCAGGATCTGCGACCAGATAAGCGGCATCCTTACGCGCACGCCGCCTAGATTGTTCTCGCGTTTGGCGATAATGATTGGCACGAATTGCCCAATTTGCGCTGGCTCCTGTATCGAGTCAAACCCGAAGCGCGGCGACGACCTTTGATTGCTTGTAATTGGCGAGCCAGTTTTTCTAGTGGCAACGATCCTGGATTGCTGCTGGCGAGGGAATAGCAGGGACGACAGTAATGTAAGGCCAACCGAAATCGCCAGGTTGACAAGTACCGGCACAAGCGGGCCACATACTGGCCCTTCTGCTGGACGCTCTACTGATGCCTTAAGCGTAATCGCCTTCCACTCTTGATACACTGCCTCCGAAACGCCAAGGATCTCGGCAAGACGTTTTTCGTATGGCAGGAGTGGGATCATTGCAGGCGATAAAGGTTCATCTTGCCGCAGGCAGCAAGCGGGCCGACGATCAATCGCCCGTAGTGCCTCACTGTGATCAGTGTACGTTCATCCGGCAGCACGCCGATCCCAAAGCTGTCGTCTCCCCGGTCGAAGCGGATCAGCGCACCGGCCTCAGGCTGCTCGATCGGTTCGGTCAGGCTGTGCCAGTCCCGCCGCAGATCGTCCCAGGCGCCGCTGTGCGCAGCCGCATACCAGCGCTCCATCCGTTCTGCCGGCCAGGGCAAGCCCAGCTCCTCGCGGGTCGCCTGAGCGGTCCTGAAGCAGCAGGCAGCTCGACCGCCTCTGGGATCTGCGCCAAGCCCCCAGGGCAGGCCAGACCATTTGCGCCAAAAGGTCAAAACGTAATTCCTCCGCTGGATGGCAGTGGCCCGACTTGAGCCGCCGTGAGTCTACGGGTTGGCGCGGTGCCGGTGACAAAGTTAAGGGGATTCGTAAGCCTTAGCGTTACGATCGGGAAGTTATCGTCACCATCTTCCTGATCTGGGATTGCATCAGTGTAGCCGTAAGCGTCACAAACGCAAATAGTAGAAGACAGAAAGTTTAGCTCGGTCCATGTCGGGTATCCGCCTGCATTGTCAGGAGGCGTGCCAACAAGCAATACAGTCGAAATCTTGATAAGGTTAAGGTCCGTAGACGCTTGCGCCAGTTTTGCGGTTGTAATCATATTGCCAGGCGCAATTAGCTCAAAGTCGCCGCTTTCGTTGCCATCAGTTGAAATGTCGCCTGCAATACTGTACGGGCTAAACTGATACTGCAAGCCATTAAAGGTTCTCGTCTCTCCAATAAAGTAAGGCTGATACCGTTGCGGCACCTGGAATGAAGCGCCGGAAGGAGTCAGAAACTCAATGTAGTGGGTAGCGTACAGCATTAGATGTTCACAAAATCACGGACTTCTTTGCTGTTTCGCATACGAGCTAGAGTTCTGGCTTCTGCCTGCTTTAAGAGCAGCGCGTTATTCCTGCGCATCTGTTCCTCCGTAACCATGCGCTCGCCTTGCCGTTCGGTCACAGTGTAATCCAGCTCAAGCGGATCGGATTGCTCGCTGCCCTGACGTAACGCAGCGGCCTTCTCCATATCACTGCGCGGCACTACTCTACCGCTAACGCCAGGGAAGAAAAACTCTGGCTCTTTTTCACCTACGACATAACCCTTTCCGGCTTGTGCCGTGCCACCTTCTGCAAGAAAGCCGCCGAATGCAATGCCGGGGATCGCATCGGAAATTCCTTTGCTGAATAGGTTTGTGGCACCGCCAGAAACTGCGGAGCCCAGTGCGCCAGATAGCGCTGAGCCGCCTCCCAGAGCGCTGGAAAAGGCCATCTGAGCGGTGACTGTCTGTAGGGCCATCCCGAATGCCGCGACCTGCCCAGAGGCCAGCATCGAGGCCGATCCCAGCGCTTGCGGACCAGCCACCTCCGCGCCGGCACCAAGCATCTTGACGAGTGGCCCTTGTGCGCCGCCAAGCAAGCCGCCAAGCTGCCGTTGCATCAGCGTGCCAAGTTGCTGTTGCGCAGAATCAGCAAAGCTCCTGGCAACAGTATTCAGCATGTCGCGGCCTACGTCTTGGATCGTCTTGGCACCGTCAATAATATCGAGCAGGCCATTTGTCAGGCCGCCAGAGATTGCATCGGATACGCTAGTAATGTCTTTCTCAAGATTAGCCCAAACAAGTCGCTCATTTTCAAGTCGCTTGGTTTCATTGGCTACTCCCATCGCCATCGTCGTGTCACCCTTAAAAGTCTTCAGCCCTTGCTCATAAGCGCGTGCTTCTGGGCCGATAAGTCCTGCACGCAAGCCAGCACCAGTAAAGCGAGCGTCCTGCCTAATTTCGTTGATTTGCTTGCGGAAGTCATTTTGCTTGCTTAATTGTTCAGTTTGAGCTGTAAGGTCAGCCAGCTTAGCTTTTTCAGCATCACTGGCGAACCTATAAAGATTGGATGCTTTAAGCAGCTCTACATTAGTTGCTTCCAGTGCTCCGCGCTCCAATGCAGCGGCTTCTGCCTTGCCAACCGCCAATCCTTCCTGTAGTTGCAGGATCGCAGAGCGGGACCGCTCTTGATTCTGTAGCTTGTTGTTATCTTCAAGATTTATGCGGCGCTGCTTCTCTTCTCCCTTGGCGATCTCGACTGCTTTGCCAGCCAGGGTGTTAATTTGCTTGGCGACAGCAGGATCATTGCCATATTCCTTTTGAGCTTTCGCAAGCGCACTAACGCGATCTTTTTCGATCTGCAGCAGCCGCGTCTTGCTTTCGGCTTCAATATCAGCAACTGAAGCAGCATTATCAGTAAGGTCAAGAATCTTTTGCCTTGCTTCAATCTGCTGCTTTAGCGTGTCTCCTTGCTGCTTAAGTTGGGGCAGTTGGTTGGCCTGCAGAATCTGCTCAATTTGGCCAAGCTCGATACCTTTGAGCTTTAGCTTGTTTGTTTCTTCCAGGATTCGCTGGGCTTCCCCTAGACCGCTCCCGACTTGCAGGTTCGCCGCCTTATTTGCAGCACTAATCTTTGCGCCAGAAGGAGTAGCGCCTATAGGTACTGGGCTAAACTTCGGCTGGGGAATGCTGCTAATTTGTGCTGCGGTCTGGCTTTGCGCGTTAGTGCCCGCCAACTGCTGGTATGCAGACCTTGCATAGGCTTGCCTTTCGCCTAGCGCTACAATTCCAGCTCGCTCAAACTTTTGCTCAAATACTTTTGCAGCTTCTTCCGGCGTCCTGGTTTTGCGAAGCGCCGCAAGCGAAGCACTTTCGCTGCCTTGCAATTCGTGAATAAGGAAATCAATTTGCTTGCCTAAGTCTCCAGCTTTTTCTGGACTACCAGCAAACCTAATCAAGTCTTCCTGCCGGCTCCCTGTCCATTGCGCGATTCCATAGCCGCCCACGCGCTTTGGAAGCCCAACTTGACCACCCTCGTTTACCCTTGGGTTCAATCCAGACTCTCTCTGGAAATTGCCAATAATTCCAGCCGCCTGCTCTGGGGTTAGCCCCAATCGGCTCATTAGCTGCTTGCCGATAGATTGTGCGCCTGGCGCGACTGGGCCACCGGAACCGCCGCCGGCAGCGGGAGCCCCCATGGTCGGCAGCAGCATCATTGCCTTCATCCATAGATCAGCCGCTTCCCTTGTACGGTCGCGGAC